GTAATTTCCGGCGAGACGGGATTTGAAAATATGGATTATTTTTGCAAAACATTTAAGAAATATTATGGGAGGACACCGACGGAATATCGAAGAAAAAAACAAATGGATACGGATGACAGAGAAGGGATCGTTCAAGATGTAGTGTAAGAGAAAACGGAAAAATTACAAGCTCAGAGCTGGAATCGAAGACCAAAACGCTTCCGCCGTCTGTGTCGCGGACTGGAGGAAAAAGGATATATAGAGCGGAGCGTTGACAAAAAAGACCGCAGAAAGTGGATAAAAGTGCGGTAGACATAAAATAAAATTACATTCTGAAAAAGGAGCGGAATCCGGTGTGGGTTCTGCTCCTTTTTAAATGGAAAATTATCCAATGCGTCGTAAAACCCCTTGCTTCAGCTATGGGGATATAAGACGCGTCCATCGAATTTACGCAAGTAATTGAGATGGACAAAATAGTGGTTGTATTAAATGAAAAAATATAGTATAATACAAACATGAATACAACATATAAATTAAACAACAATGTCGTCTATTCGTGCAAATACCATGTAGTATGGTGTCCTAAATATAGACGAAAAGTATTAACCAATGGTGTAGATACCAGGTTGAAGGAACTGCTCACAGAGTATGCTGCAAATCTTTCTGTAGAGATTCTGGAAATGGAAATCATGCCGGATCATGTTCATATGCTGCTGGAAGTAGACCCTCAGTTTGGAATCCACAAAGCTGTAAAATCGTTCAAAGGCTATACGTCCAGAATTTTAAGACAGGAATTTCCCCATCTCAAAACGAAAATGCCGACGCTCTGGACAAACAGCTATTTTGTATCTACCGTTGGCGGTGCCCCGCTGGAAGCAGTAAAACAGTATATCGAAAACCAGAAAACATCGCAGAGACAAAAGGATAAGATGGGCTAATGCAAAAAGGGATCAAATTCAGGATCTACCCGAACAGAGAACAGAAAAACTTCATCCACCAGACGCTGGGATGCTGCCGGCTGATCTACAACCGGGGACTTGCCATGCGCAAGGAAAGCTATGAAGAAGGGAAGAAGATTGGATATACCCAGACTTCCGCCATGCTGACCGAACTGAAAAGACAGGAGGAGTTTGCTTTTTTGAAAGCAGCAGATTCCATTGCCTTACAGCAGTCTCTGCGGGATCTCGACCGGAGCTTTGTGAATTTCTTTCAAAAACGTGCTTCCTATCCAACCTTCAAGAGCAAACATAACCGGTTCCAGTCATACAGAACGGTCAATCAAAAAGATAATATCCGTATTGTGGGAAGATATATCAAACTTCCGAAACTTGGATTTGTCAAAATACGCCAGTCGATGGAAGTGGGAAAAATTAATCACGTAACCATTGAGTACACACCGGCCGGAAAATATTTTGCAGTCTTAAATATTGATTTCGAACCGGAACCACGCCCAAATGCTGGAGGAACGATTGGAATTGATGTCGGAATCAAAGCATTCTATTCTGACAGCAATGGAAATACGGTATCAAATCCCAGATATCTGGAACGCTCCATGCGAAAACTCATAAGAGAACAGCGCAGACTTTCCCGGAAGCAGAAAGATTCCCATAACCGCGGGAAGCAGCGGCTCAGGGTAGCCAGAGTGCATGAGAAAATAGCCAATCAGCGGAATGATTTCCTGCAGAAACAGTCAACGATGCTGGTGCGCGAAAACCAAACCATCTGTATCGAGGATCTGAGCGTGAAGGGAATGATCCGGAACCATAAACTGGCAAAATCCATAGCAAGTGTTTCCTGGGCAAAGTTTTTCGAAATGCTGGAATATAAAGCCAGCTGGTATGGAAATGAACTTCACAGAGTACCAACGATGTATCCGAGCAGTCAAACCTGCAGCTCTTGCGGCTACAGAAATCCACGGATAAAAAATCTGAGCATTCGTATCTGGGAGTGCCCGAAATGCCATGCAGTTCATGACCGGGATACGAATGCAGGCATTAATATTCTGAAAAAAGCACTGCAGATGCAGTCTGCATAAAGATGAAAAGCTGTACCGTAGGGCATACGGGAACAGGATAAACATAGCTTGTGGACACTGTGTAAGACATTGCAGTACCGTAAGGTATTCGTCAATGCAGTAGTGGAAGAAACAAGAATCCCCCTGCTTTAGCTGTGGGGAGTGTCAAGGGGAATTTGATTGAAAAAAGATAGTGTAAAGTGCAAATAAAAAAACTACGGTGATTACATATCCGCCGTAGTTTTTTTATTTGCACTTTTTTTCGTACGTGAAAATTATATTTTTGTTTTTTTACAATTCTATATATATCGGAACGATACACGTACCGAAATACATAGAGAGGAGAGCTTATTATGAAAATATTATTTTCGTGGCTACTATCTATTTTGGCTGATGTAGTTTGCCATTATATCTGCAAATGGTTGGATAGTGAGAAATAAGAGGTAGCCAGTCTCGGGCGTAAGCCACCCGGTTCAAACGGCATAGAAAAACCCCCGGAGGTGAAATATCAAGGGATTTTTGCGTATCACTTGCTAAAAAAGATAGCATATAGATTTAAAGTATGTTATAATGAACGGCGTTGCCTCCCCTATACTAGGCCAGGAAAGGGGGCGTGAATATGCAAGAAGTATTTATTTCATTTATTCTTTCTATCATGGCAAGTGTAGTAGCCTACTATATTTGCAAATGGCTGGATGGAGATGAATAAGGCAACCAGCCTAAAAGATTAAACCACTTTACGGAATAGAAAACCCCAGAGAATGCGACTCTCTGGGGTTTTCGTTGAATATGCAAGTATTTATTCCATTGCCTACTGGCATTATAGCATATGTAAACCAGAAAAGCAATATTCCGAAAATCATAAAAATTCTGGTGGCTGTTTCTCTTCTAACTCTACATCTACAGGAATCGAATGTCCTTGGTTGCATCTGATCAGTGTTTTATCTTCATTAAAAGAGTATCTTCCCTTCGAATCTGTTTTTACGATCTCGTACAGATGACCCAGATCGAATCCAGGATTGTCTTTCCTAATCCCGTCAATCAGTTCGTCAACATTAGCCCACCCATGTTCATCCAAAGTAATACCAATTGTTTCTGGTTTATGTCTGAGAATCAAACACATGTATTTACTAATATTTTCTAAGTTCATGCCTTTACTTCCTTTTATTTAATTTTATTTTTCAGATGCCAAACAAAATCTTTTGAATCAAGTAATGAGCCTTCAAACAACTTTTCGCCTTCAGCTTCATAAATTCTCAACGATCCATCAAAACCAACCACAATATATTTTCCGTTATATTTTTCCATATCAATCAGCTTCCATTCAAGTGCTTGATACTGAGTTCCATCTTCCATCGCATCTGCATATCCATCATATGTAAATAACGGAATGTCAAACATATAAATTATATTATCCATATTTTGTTTTTTCCTTTTATTGTCTATATTAATTATTATACTGTTTCTATATTTATTACTTCTAATAAATTATCTTCCAGCCATTCGCAAATATCTTGTACTACTGTATAAGTATCTTCGTATCCATAGGAGGCATTGCTCCAGGTATAACAATCATTATATTCGTCGAATCAGATTTCTACAGATTCTCCATTTAATTTTTCCAAGTCGTAATCTGTCGGAATCACAGACCAACCTTTATACGTTGCACACGGCCGCTGCCCGTCTCCGATTTTCCCGAGCATTGCTCTTTTTACTCGGGAAAGCCCCGAAATAACATTTTTAAACTCCCGAGTGTCTGGCTCAACGCCAAACATCTCGTGATTTTCCCTCAGCCAAAAGGCAAGGGAGTGAATATGGAAATGCTCCCCTTCCGGACTGACTAAGTGCCAGTCGATCGCCGCCTTGTTGGTTATAAATCGCCCAGATTTCGGGCTTTTCTTGGCGGCTTCCGTCGCCATCCTCTGTATCTCTGCACTGTTCGGAACCTTTTTTCTCGACTCTGCCATCTTTTCCCGGGTGGCGGCTGACATTTTAAGCCCCTTGTGATTCTGGCTCAAGTATTTGAGCCTACACTCCCTCGAGCAAGTCACAACGTTGCGGGAGGGAGTGCAAGGATACTCCTTCCCGCAAATTACACACTTTTTATAATTTTTTTCTTTCATGCTTCTTTCTCCGCTAGATCGAGGTCTGATCCGTCCAGGAACTCCCCGTCCTCGTCCATATTACAGTATTCGAGCGCGTATTCATCGGCAAACATGTATCCACCGGACTTGCGGTACGAGCAGCTATATTTAGCAAGCTCGGCTTTTGCCAAGTCGTACTGGTCTCCCGTCCAGCGTTTCAGTTCTTCCGGGCTTGCGTTTTCTCCACAGATGCAATCGCCTTCGGTAAAGTTGTTAAATTGTTTCTTGGAGTAGCTGCCTACTCCATGCTTTAAAATTATAGTGTTATAAAACTCATTCATATCTGTTTTCTCCTTTTCTGCTTTTTTGGTATCCTCTCTAACTACTCTATCGAGTAGTAAAAGGACATACTCCGGCGGGTTTCTTTTTCCCGCCTCCCATCCCTCAAGAGTCCTTTTTGGAATGTTGTATTTTCTTGCGAACGCCTCCTGTGTTAAGCCGGAGGCGTTCCGGATTTCTTTTATTTTCATTATTTTCCTCCTTTATATTCAATAAATTCGTCGTCTGTCTCAACGAATTTATTTATTTTTTCGATCAGTTCCTCTTCACTGATCGTCTGGAACTCACCGCACTCATAGGTGCCGTCTTCCATCAAGTGGTTCCCAAAGTCACCACAGCACGGGCAAAAATCAAACTCCGCCGTTGTGCCGTAGGAAACTTCCCACGTTCCATTTTCCAAACGGGTGTAGTCCGTCCAGAATCCATATTTTCCTCCATTAGAAGATTTCTCAGAATCATACTCTGAGAAATCATTGACTCTAACTTTTTCAATTCCTTTTAAACTTGTTACTTTTTTATTCATTTTAATTTCCTCCTTTTTGTTATCCCTTAACTTTGATTATATAATACCACTCATTGGCGTATACGTCAATAGGTTATTTTAATTTTTTTTTTGCAATAAAAAAAGGCGTAAGGAAATCCCCACGCCTTTTGCTGTCTTTTATATTTTATTAATTATCATTTTGCCACATCCTTTCCAATTACTTTATCGCAACCTCTTTACACAATTCTAAAAATTCATCTTGTATCAGGCACAAATTGCCGGTGATGTATCCGCTCAGGATAAACCGGCACCAGATCAGCTGCATTTAAAGAAAAATGTTCGTGTTATCATGCTGCAGAACACGGATAAATACCGGAACGGAAGCAGCGCCATCGTAACCAGTCTTGGGAATGATGAGATTACAGTTAAAATTGACGAAAGCAATGAATTGGTAACCGTTCCATATGCCAACTGGGATGTAGAACGTTATGCCGTTGATCCTAGCACAAATAAAGTCACAAAGGAAATTATCGGTACTTTCCGGCAGCTTCCAGTAAGACCAGGTTATGCTATAACAGTTCACAAATCTCAAGGGCAAAGTCTGGATAAAGTTACTCTTAAATTAGGGAATAGGTGGCCTGAAATTTTTTCTTGTGGGCAGCTTTATGTAGCCTTATCCAGGGCTACTTCCATGGATGGACTTTATATTGATGGAAGTCTTGAGAAAATAAAGGTACTTGCCTCTGAGGATTCTTTAAATTTTCAAAATAATGCCTTAGATACCTGCGTGAATAGCATAAATTCGGAAGAAGTTCCTGTATCCGAAGAACAGCCGGAAGACACAACGAAGGAACCTTCCGCTTCTGACGGTCGTACAATTTCTATTAAGTGTCCAGCACATGCAGCAAAAGCAATTTTTTCTTTTGCGCAGGCACTTACTCCGGATACAAAACTGGTTGACAGCGTACTGATCCTTCCGGAAGAATATAAGCAAGCCGTCAAAACCTTCATAGAGGTGATTTTGTAAACGTACAACATACACTTTTTCAAATGTCAAAAGGACAGATCTGTTGAAAACGGATGTGTCCTTTTGACATTTCCACCCGCCAGGGTTATGTTTTTTGCGCGATAAATCAAATTTTCTCTTGATTTATTGCGCATTTTATCATATAATATTAATAGAAAAGTTAATAAAAAATTATTAAAAAAATTATTATGTTTCCTAGACTGTCTATTTTATTGGTTCCAGAAGGAACCGGAAGGGAGATAACATGAAAGTAATCGCAGTCGATAACTACAAAGGAGGGGTTGGAAAAACCACAACGGTCATTAATCTGGCTTACAACCTTTCCGCATTGGGAAAAAGAGTGCTGATGGTTGATGCTGACCCGCAGTCCAATACAACCTATGTTTACAACAGAGTCAACGAAAATTCCAAAACATTGCTGGATATTTTCCATGGTGTAAAAACAGAAAGATGCATTTACAGAACGAATTATCCAAACCTTGATCTTATCAAGGCCTCTCCCCGGATGGAGGAGGCAGATGGACTTCCAGTTATTATCAAAGAAGCTTTGCACCAAGTAGAAGATCGCTATAATTATGCGATTATTGACTGCCATCCTTCCATGCAGCTGCCAACAATTGCCGCACTTGTTGCAGCGGATGAACTTCTGATCCCATATGAACCGGATGCTTTCGGAAAAACTGGCCTAAACTTTCTATCTGATTACATTGCACAGATTCAGGAATACTATAATCCGGAACTTACATACCATGTATTTATTTCGAAATATGCTGGCCGTAAATCTCAGATAGAAGAAATACGTGACCTGGTAGAGAAATACCAGTTTCCACTGCTCACTAC